CCAGGAAATACTCGTTGTGCTTGATCAAGCACTTAACCAGACGCAAGGAGACACGATCGCTGGCCTCAGAGAGGTCAAGCGTCGAGAGCTTGCGAGTCTTTGAGGCTCGCTTTGCCAACTCTCGATTTCGTGTCTGGTCAAGCCACCCGATATTAGGGTGGTCTCCCAGATATCTCGTCATCACTGTCAAGATGGCCTGCTGCATCTTCTGCATGTAGGCTGGCTCGGCAGCGATAAGGCGAGGCTTCTCCATCGTCTTAGGGACTGGAATCACCCGTGAGGGTGGCTCCTGTCCCGGGGAGTAGAGCGGATAGTCCTCCAGGAGCTCGAAAAACGAGTATCCTGGAAGGACATAATCTGCCACGGGAAAGAGGCGATCAAGCCTTTCAGTCCATGACAGATCACGGTACTTTCCATTACTGGAAAGCTTTTCCGCGACCGCTCCAGGGCCGTGCTTCGGGATGACCCCTTCTGCCATAATGGCTGAAGAGATACGTCCGATAGTACGACCCCAGATTAGGTGGCTGACGTCCGCGAACTGTTCAAAGTCCGCGGTCGTGGCATCAGCCGAACTAATCTGCTTATCAGTCTCGATGTAACTCGCATAAGCCTTTCGGATTCGCTCATCAGAGCAGAGTTCCTTGAGCTTACCATGAAAACCGGTTATTTGCCGGATCGCACGGATTGCGAGAATATCGGGACTGCCGAGGAGAGTCCCACTTGGTGCGAAGACGCGCTCAAACAGACCAAGAAGAAAAGCTGGTCTGAAATCATGAGGGCGACCACCTCGCCGAGAAAACCCGGCGAAGAAATCGTCCTGAAGCGCTCCAAGTTCGATGGACCGTTCAAAGTCCTTTCCGAACCTGGGAAGGGATATGGTAAAAAACGCCATACCCTCCTCTTCGTACCTTGACCTGACTGTCGCCAGGTCACGATGGGCACTGATTCCCTGCTGCGATAATTGATCTTCGATCAGTTCGCAGTGGAGGTCAAACTGGCTTTTCAACATCGCTCCTTTCATAGAGTTGGTGTTCCAGTTGTGACCTCTCAGAGATCTAGCTATTACGCCGCGACGCCAAAATAGACGTTGCAACTAGTGCGATTGTTCCCAAACCCCCTCCTAGGAGGGAGATAAGGACAAGGAAGGCGACTTGAAGAGTCTCTTCCATGCTCTAGTTCTCGCCCGCGATAACCTTGATGAGGTTCGCGTTCGAGCTGGCAGTGAGCCAGGTGAGCAGAGCGACCGCAAGGTCTTTCTGCTCCGCGGCGGAGAACCCAGTCGGGGGAACGTCGATGTTAATTCGAACAGTCCCCGAAACGAGCACGTTCGTCGAAGCGACGAGCGGGTCCGTCACGATCTTCGAGAAGTCAACACGCGCCTCACGGCGGGTGCGCTTTCCGTAGTTCGTCTGAACCTTGAGCGTAGCCTTCTGATCGTAGTTGGTAAAGGTACCAACGTTCGACCCCGTATTTACACGGGGAAGGCTGACCGCCCCAGGTGTAGCTCCGATTGTAATAGACTGGGGATCAGAGAGAGCCACAGTTCCTCCTTATTTAATTGACGAGGGCCGGACGGTAACGAACCGCCGTCCCTCTCTATTGGATTATCCATGATAGCGAGCCCTTGGTTATTGGGCCATTCTATCATAGTTGATTCGGCGGATGAGGCGATGCCTCACCTGCCTCGGGACATCCCGAGGGCCGCCAGGATGGAAAGCTGGAAAGGGGATAAACCCTCCCAACTAACACTGAACCCATAGGGCGATGCCTGCTCGCGTATTTTCTCGACAGACGAAACGTGCTGACCGATGTAACGACCACTTAGCATCTTTTGGGATACTGAGCCGATCGTCCACGTGTCAGATGGTAGCGTGATGCCGATAGACATGTCTGTGGTAACACAGGTAGTCAAATACGCATAATCGAGCAGGACATTGGACCAGTCGAGCTGAGATAAATTCTCAGCTACGGATCCTAAATTGGATCCCCAGTCCATTAGCCACGACCAAGGGGCAAGCTCCCACAGGACGGCTGGAGTAATCTCCAGTCCAAGCAGCTTCTCAGCCTCATTGAGGTAATACACCTCTCGGCGCCCAGGACGGGCGCCGCGGTGAAACCTCGCCGAGAAACGAAAGTCTGCTGTAATCCGAGTGGTGCGAGAAACACGGGTACCGGTAGAAGGCAGGGCTCCAGGAGCCTCGCCAACAGAACCGGTGCGACCTTTCATGGTCGTCGTGTTATCGATCGTAGGGGCGATAGGGTTAGTCCAATAAAGAGTACGTATTGCATTTGTACTCGATTCGGACATTCGACCCCACGTCCCGATCTTGCCGTCACGGAACCGCCTCCTCTCCTCCGAGCCATAGAGCAGCATGTGTAGCTTAAAAAGCACACCTACTGCATCCTGGATATCAGAGATGAGGGGGACCCAGCCGAACTGGACATTTAACCAGTCGGACCCTGCAGTCTTTTTAAGGGATTGCAGTTGTGCAGAGTAGTCTCGAAGATTTCTGAGCACCGTAGGCACAGACCCGAACGCCAATTCAAGAATTGTCGTTGCGAGTGATGCTTTTGGAGCCCAGGGATTCGAGCCGGCGATTAGACCGGAAGACAGCGCGTTTTTTACCGCGTTACTTACTACCTGCCTGGAAACACTAACCGACCCACCTCCGAAGAGGTAAGTCGGCCAAGGAAAGTATGTCGACCTTGAAAGCGGACCCGAATCATAGCTCGCTGACCCAAAAGGATCAGAGAGCGTAGGAAACGGATATAAACCGCTGGGGACGACATCCCACTCAGATACATTGCCATTTGAAATGACGGTGGATCTGAGGCGGCCATAAGGCTGCTGGGCACGAACCTTGTACGATGCAAAGGGGTGACCACTATCGGTAGTTGAAAATACCGATGGTGAACCCGTAGTGGGCTCTAAGGTCTCCTTTATCATCATATTGAGGTACTCGTTACGACGTCGGATTTGGTCCGCTATGGACCCCGAACGAACGTAAGAGTTGTAACTTCCTTTAGTGTTAAGTTCCTTTGATCGTTTGCCACTACGATATGTATACAACATATCGTACCCGATAAGGGGGGAACCAGAATAAGACCACGGTGTGGAGCCGACCTTCCCGAAGGAAGAAGCTCGTTCACCATAGTGGAACCTTTCCTGGTGTCCCAATGGCATAATGACCTCCAATCAGTGCCGGGTGAGAGACCGTCTCTCA